AGGATCGAAGCCTCCAAGCGGCGAGCCGGAGCCGCAAGGGTCCAAAGACGGGGAAAAGGCGGAGAAGAAGGCCGACGAGGCCGAAGACGACGCATCCGAGGACGACGACGAGAAGGTCGCTCAAGAGGCCAATCCCGTCACCCGGAAGAAGATCAACAAGCTGTTGCGGCAGCGGCGGGAACTGCGAAACGAGGTTGAGCAGCTCCGCCCTACCGCAAGAATTGGCCACGAACTCGAAACTTTTTCACACACGAACGACCTCTCGGGCGAAGACGTCATCGTCTGTCTCCAGATGGCTGCGGCCATCCGGCGCGGCGACTACGAGGACTTCTACCGGACGGTCAGTCCGTATGTGAGGAAGGCGCAGGAGTATCTCGGCGTCGTGCTGCCGCCCGACCTTCATCAGAGGGTCGAGCAGGGTCACATGACCATCGAGGCTGCGAAGGAGTTCGCGCGCACTCGCTTCGACAGCGAGCGGGCGCAGGCCAAGGCTCTCGACGCAGAGGACCGCCAAGCGCAGTCCTCCGTCGTGACGATGCAAAGGGATATTCAGCGTTCCGTCTCGGCCCTTGAAGCCCGCTTCGCTGCGAGCGATCCCGACTACAAGGCCAAAGCCGACCAAGTACGGCGCGTCGCTCAAGCGATCCTGTTCGAGCGCGGAGGCAAGATCAATTCGGTGCAGGAGGCCTTGGTCATCACCAAGGACGCCTACGTCGAAGTGACCAAGTCGATGCGTTCACGACAGCCTCCGCCGAGGCCGACGGCTCCCGTCCCGAACGGTCATGGTCAATCCCCTTCGGCGCGTCAGGCCCCCCGCACGCTCATGGAAGCTGCGACATTGGCATTGGAGACCGCGCGCCGCTGATAGGAGCCTTCAATGGCTTTCACGGCAGGCGAAGTCCAGCACGTCGCAAATGCGTCGATGGACTGGTACCTCAACAAAGGCGATCAATTCCGCCAGACGATCCAATCCCGCCCGCTTTGGGATAAGCTTTCCGCCAAGAAGAAGTTCTTCCCGGGCGGCAAGGGCAACATCTCGCTCGCAGTCTCCGGCGCGTTCGGCGACGGCACCGGCAACGACATCGTCAAGGGCTACACCCACAACGACACCGTCGTTTTCTACACTCCGGCGAACATCAAGCGCGCCAACTATCCTTGGCGTGAGCATCATCTCGGTCTCACGCTGACGCATACGGAACTCAAGATCGATGGCATCTCCGTCACCGATCCGGGCTCCAACGGCGAGAAGACCTCCAACCACTCGCAGCGTGAAATGACGGTGCTGGTGGGGCTCCTCGAAGACAAGCTGTTCGACCTGACCGAGAACTACGCTCGCCAGATGAACCGCTTGGCCTACGGGGACGGCGTCGCCGATCCCAAGGCGATGGCGGGGCTCGCGCTCCTCGTCTCCGAAGACCCGTCGGTCGGCGTGGTCGGCGGTCTCGACCGGGCCAACGCAGCCTACACTTGGTGGCGCAACCGTGCGCGCACCGCAGCCTTCGGCGTCAAGGTCGGCTCGACGCCGGCTCTCGGCGCATGGGGCGGCGGCGCGGTCACGTCGGCTGTGGCCAATGGCGGAGCACTCCTTTCGGTGCTTCAGGCGGAGAGGCGTCAGCTCACCCGCTACGGCGGGACCCCGGACCTGTTCATCGCGGGCTCCGACTTCATCGCGGCGATGGAGACGGAGATCAGGGCGAACGGCAACTACTCGACGACGGGCTTCATCAAGAACCAAGACGGCGCGATGGGGGATATGTACTTTGCGGGCTCGCCCGTCGTGTACGATCCGACGCTCGACGACTTGGGCAAGTCGAAGCGCGCCTATTGGCTCGACACCAAGAAGATCGGATTGATGGTCATGGAGGACGAGTGGCTGCACCAGCACACGCCCGCCCGCCCGGCCAACCAGTTCGTGATGTATCGTTCGCTTACGTCGACGATGCAGATGGTCGGGAAGCAGTTCAACTCTTCCTTGGTCATCGACATCGCATGACCCCCAGAGGGCTCCGGTCTCCGGAGCCCTCGATCCCCCGGAGCCCCTCATGCATTTCTGCACCTGCGTCGTCGCCATCACCGAGGACAACGGAAACGCCGTTCACCGAACGGAGTTCAACCCAGTCTCGTGGCCGGAGATCGAGGTGATCTCGGCGCTGCACGGCCCGGCCTCCGTGTCCAACGTCATTCCGTTCGTGCTGGTGCGCCAGCCGGCCGACCGCGAGCGCGACCGCCTCTTCAACATTTACGGCCCCATCGTCGTGCAGCAGGTCGACACCGCTCCGGCGATCTATCCCGGCCGCCATCCCAACATGCCGCTCGAAGCGCCGGACTTCACCATCCGCCCGGGCCTGAAGTGGTTCAACCCGATCAGCTTCCGCATGGAGGAAGTGGCCGAGGACGGCTTCTCCGTCTGGAAAGAGGAAGGCCTCGGCGACAACTTCATCCCGGCCGCCGCCGACAAGGCGGAGGCCGCGCCGACCGTCGTCGGAGACCTGCCGGCGGGCTTCCTCGCCGCGCAGCAGAGGGCGGCGAACAAGCCTCGCTCGACCGCTCGCGAGAGCCAGAAGGCCAACTACGACGACAAGTCCGACGCCCCCTTCTGAGGATCGCCGATGCCGACCGACACCCTCGCCAACATGGTCCGCAACCTCCGCTCGGAGGCGGGCCATTCCCTGTCGGTCGCGCAGGGCGTGAACACGCTGGAGACCCTGAAGTATCTCCTCAAGCGGACGCAGGAGGAGCTGTGGACGGCGTTCACGTTCCCCGACCTCAAGCACCGCGCCGACATCGCGCTGGTCGCCGGCACGGACGCCTACGTGTTCCCGACGGGCATGACTTATGATCAAATCCGGCAGGTGCTGGTCGTGCTCGCCGCCGGAGACCACTGGGCCTCGCTCACGTTCGGCATCCCGGAAGACTGTTTCGAGACCAACCTCAATCTCCCCACCCCGGACAGGGGCACGCCCGCCTTCTGGGACACCGACAGCCGCAACAAGATGATCGTCTATCCAGCGCCCGCAACCACCGGCGGCGTGCTCCGGCTGATCGGCAACAAGCCTCTCGCGCCGTTCATCTCCGACAGCGATCTCTCGACGCTCGACGCCACGCTCATCGTGCTGTTCGCCTCCGTCGAGCTGCTCGCGCGGGCCAAGGCCGAGGACGCCGCCAGCAAGGAGAAGAAGGCGCAGCGCCACCTCCAGAAGCTCATGGGCGCCAAAATCTCCTCGAAGATGAAAGTCTCGACGCTGGGCGGCGGCTATCCGAACCGCGCCGTTCTGCGTCCGGGTCTGGACTACGTCGTCTAGCCCATGCCCTACCTGCTGATCGAGAACTTCGCGAACGGGCTTGAGAGCCGCAAGAGCCCGATCACCGCGCCTCCGGGCTCGCTGCTGCGGCTCACCAACGCCGCCATCTCACCGGGCGGCGAGATCGAAAAGCGCCGCGCCTTCGTCAAGGTGTCGGACCTGCCGACGAACACGTTCGGGCTCGCCGCGACCGAGAACACCCTTCACGTGTTTACGCGCAACACCCCGCCGATCATCGGCATGAGCAGCGGCGTGCCCGGCGTCTATCTCAACGCCATCCAGCTGCCGAACGCCTCGCCGGTTTTGCAGCAGACCGACTACGACGTCTTCGACGGTCGGATTTACTTCGTCGGCTACGACCCGGGCACGCCGGCAATGACCGTTCCGCATTACTATGCGAACGTGATGGCGGCTCCGCCGCAGGGCGGGCAACTGGCCGTCGTGACCGAGGGCAATAATCGGGGCTTTTACGTCCGCACCTACGCCGGAAAAATATACGCGGTGCTGGGCAAGAACCTCTACTATTCCGCCATCGACAATCCGCTGAACTGGACGACGGGCACCGGCGCGGGCTTCACCAACCTCGCCTTACAGGACAGCGACAGCCAGCAGCTGACGTCGCTCGAAATCTATTACGAGAAGATGGCGATCTTCGGCTCCTCCGCGACGCAGCTCTGGACCGTCGATCCGGACCCGTTGCAGAACGTCTATGAGCAGCTGCTGCGCGGCGCGGGCACCACGGCTCCGCAGTCGGCTCTCCAGTACGGCGCGGGCGACGTGCTCTTCCTGACGCCGTCGGGCATTCGTTCATTGAAGGCGCGCGACAGCTCCAGCAGCGCGGCGGTCTCCGACATCGGCTCGCCCATCGACCGACTGCTGTTCGACCTGCGCCAAACGCAGGGCGAGGGATACTACAACGCGGCGACCTCCATTCTGGAGCCTTACGTCGGTCGTTTCTGGCTCGCCTTTCCACACCACATCTACGTGCTCTCTTACTTTCCGGGCCCGAAGATCACGGCGTGGTCGCTCTACACGACGCCGTTCCCGATCAATCACATCGTGACGTGCAGAGACCGCATCTTCATCCGCTCCGGCAACGATCTCTACGCCTACGGCGGCGTCGGAGGCTCTGACTTCGACAACTGCGGCGTCGAGGTCAGGCTGCCGTATCTCGACATGAAGAAGCCCGGCCACATGAAGATGTTCGAGGCTATCGACGCCACCGTCACCGGGACGTGGCTGATCAACAACTCGTTCGACTTCACCAATCCCGACGCCGAGGAAGTCGTCGCCACGATCAGCCAGCCGACATGGAACACGGGCCGGATAGAGTTCTCGGGCCACGCCTCGCATTTCTCCCTGCGGCTCTACAACAACGACAACCAGAGAGCGACGCTTGCCAACCTCGCCATCCATTACAAGCTCTCACAGGACGAGGATTGAGGAGGCGACGTTTCCT